CATTACAATGACCAATTCGGTTGGTGTAATTGACAGTGATTATCGTGGCGAAATCATGGCTTCACTCATGTTTAATGGGGTCCCAGGAAATCTTAGCGAATTAGATCTACCAGCAGGTGAGCGAATCGTTCAGCTGGTAGTAGTTCCAATTGTTATTCCAATGTTGGAAGTAGGCAATTGGTCAGATGACGAATGGAATGATACACAACGCGGTACTGGCGGATTCGGCAGTACTGGAAAGGCATAATATGGTAGTAAGTACAAGAGCACAAGTAATTACGCGACGAACCTACAACCGTCCCACAGATGACACCGGATTGAACTTTGAAACCTGGCAGGAAACTGTTGGCCGAGTCATTGATCACCAAGCGTGGCTGTGGGAACGTGCAGTAGGTCGTGAACTAAACGACAGCGAATACGCAGAACTCTATGATCTAGAACAATTGATGTTGGATCGTAAGGTCCTAATGAGTGGCAGATCCCTGTGGCTGGGCGGCACAGACGTTGCCAAGACCCGTGAGGCGTCACAGTTCAATTGCAGCTTTACCTGCGTAGAAACAGTATACGACGTAGTAGACGTACTATGGCTGTTGCTACAAGGTTGCGGAGTAGGGTTCAAGCCTATTGTAGGCACCCTGAACGGCTTCTCCAAGCCAATCAAGAACATCAAGACTGTACGCAGTGTTCGTACTGAAAAGGGCGGCAGTGAAAACAACGCAGAGTTCTGGGATCCAGACACTAAAACATGGACTATCCGTGTTGGCGACAGTGCCGAGGCATGGGCAAAGAGTATTGGAAAGCTACTGGCCGGTAAGTACCCTGCTGACACTCTCGTGCTTGATTTTAGTCAGTTGCGACCTGCTGGTGAAAGGTTAAAGGGATATGGCTGGATTAGTAGTGGTGATGAAGCAATCAGTGTGGCTTATACTGCTATTGCTCGGATTCTTAATGGTCGTGCCGATAGCCTTCTTACTAGGATGGATATTCTCGACATTGTTAATTGGCTTGGGACTATTCTGTCTAGCAGACGAAGCGCTGAGATTGCACTTTTCGAGTATGACCAACCTGAGTGGAAAGAGTTCGCGTTAGCCAAGAAGGATTGGTGGCTACATGGAAACAGTCAGCGCCAACAAAGCAACAATAGTCTAGTTTTCCGCAAGAAGCCTACCTACGAAGAAATCAGTCAAATCTTCGACCTCATGTTAGACGCTGGTGGTAGTGAGCCTGGCTTTATTAATGCTGTCGAAGCCACTCGTCGTGCTCCTTGGTTTGCTGGTTGCAATCCTTGTGTAGAAATTCTATTGGGCAACAAGAGCTTCTGTAATCTGACAGAAACTGACATTGGCAAGTTCAAGGGCAATAATGCAGGAATGCATGAAGCTATCAGACTAGCAGCCCGTGCGAATTATCGTCAAACTTGTGTGAATCTAAAGGATGGTATCCTGCAGGAAAGCTGGCACTTGAACAACTACTTCTTGCGGCTGTGCGGAGTAGGTTTGACAGGTATTGTAAAACGTCCTGACATGACAGGCTATGACTATGAATATCTCAAGCGTACAGCAACTGCGGCAGCAGTTGGAATGGCAGATGAACTTGGGTTACCCCGTCCTAAGAACATTACCTGTATCAAGCCCAGCGGTACATTGTCCAAAATCATGGATACCACAGAAGGCGTACACAAGCCCTTGGGCAAGTACATATTCAACAATGTACAGTTCTCCAAATTTGATCCGGTCGTAGACAAGCTACGTGCAGCTAACTACAAAGTCATTAATCATCCAACCGACCCTAGTGGTGTCCTCGTCACATTCCCAGTCAAGTGGGACGACGTGCCGTTTGACAAGGTTGATGGCAAGGAAGTCAACTTGGAGAGTGCGTTGGATCAGCTAGAGCGCTACAAGATGATTCAGACCAGCTGGACTCAGCAGAATACATCAGTAACAATCAGTTATGATCCTAGTGAAGTTGAAGATATTAAACACTGGTTGTTAAACAACTGGGACTGCTATGTAGGAGTGAGTTTCCTATTCCGTAGTGATCCCACAAAAACAGCCAAAGACTTGGGTTATCTCTACTTGCCACAAGAAGTAGTAGATGAACAAACATATCACGAGTATACTCAGAACTTGTTGCCAGTTGATATCAACACAGCTAACAGTTTTGATGAGATTGTGGAAGAAGGTTGCGCTACTGGCGCTTGTCCAATTAAATAAGAGGAAAACATGGAGTTTACATTTAAGGTTTCAGAACAAGAAGCAAACATGATTCTTGCCGGTCTACAGGAGCTGCCTGCCAAGGTGGCCAACCCCCTGACCCGAAAACTGCAAGAACAAGCACAAGAGCAGATGCCTCAGCAACCTGCTCAAGAATGAAAAAAGCCCCTCAACGTAAAAGTTGAGGGGCTTTTTTCATTTGCGATCTTTGCGACAGTTTAAGTCGTGTTTGAGTGTTTGGACAAACATTGTAAAACTTATCAAAGCTAGGATTATACCAGAGGTTATTTCTCCTAGAGTTCCTAGGGTCCAGTAGCTCATGGGATGTTCTGGACCTATTGCCCACTGCACTACCACAGTACTTGCAACAAATCCACTTGTCATTGCCAACCACCATAGTGGAGTAATAATCCATGGTTTTAGTTCACGATTATGAACTGCAACGTAGAATATACTTATAAATATGAGTGAGTGACAAACAAAATTGATTAATAGGGTCCAAGAGTTAAAGAACCCAACGACTGTGTTAATCATTTTTTCTTTACCCCTTTGACTACTTCTACTATATCCTTGTTTTGATTCTTTTGTAAGAAATTGGCAACCATACCTAACACAGTATATGCTAAAAATCCTACACAGAATCCTCCCATTAATTGAGTTTCCCAGTTGTTGGACAAACCAATCATTTCTAACAATGGATAAGTAAACACCATGGCACTTCCTACAGAAACGCCGCCCCTCATGAACGCTTCACTGATAGTTTTTGGTCTAATAAATGTGAGAATTGCAAATCCTCCAAACAGACCACCTATCATGGAAGCCACCTTTGCAGTCAAATACCCTGTAGGATCTGCCATAGGTCACCTCTTATTTGTTTTCGCGAGCCCTTACTATCTGATCTCGCTTAGCTTTGGCCCAAGACTGGCCACCGTCACCGCCCCACAAATCCCAAGCTACTCTGCCGGCGCTTGGAAAGCCTTCTTCTCCGCTGTTAAATCCTGTTGCCTTTTTGTCTACTTCGTGTCTGCTAAAGAATGAATGCATTCTCATTACTGTACTAGCAGTCAAGTTTTCACGATTTACAAGTTGATTTGCTCTGGCTAAGCCCACGCGGGTTCCGCCGGCTTTGCCTTCTTTTTTCCACTTTAGGGCACGACGGGCTGCTGAAGCCATGCCGGTTGTAGGCTTATAAGTGATTGCAGCCTTCTCGTAATAACCCTTCTCAGGATCTTCTTCTGGCATGTCTTCGTCGTGGTCGCCATCGTCTTCCATTTCCCACTGATCACATACTCTGATAGGTGAGACAGTCATGTTCCAACGCTTGCAGTACCAGACCGGCATACCATCAATGTCTGTAAACTTGGGAGTGACTGGCAGTTGACTTTCGCTCCACTCACCGGCTGGACCCTCGATGATACAGTCTAGGGTCTCAGGCTCACGGTCATGATGATGACAGCTGGCACACACCCTCATACGGGCTTGACCTTCGCTAACACCCCAGACTTCTTGCTTGAGTTCCCAAAACTCAGGATTACTGTCACGAGCTTCGGCAGGTCCGTAGTTGGCGTACTGAACCGCTGCCAAGTGGTTGCTCAAATTAATATCTGGATACATTGTACCCACTGGACACAGTTCTTTTGCCATCTCACTCTCAATTCTTATAAGCTAAAATAATTTGTTTGCACATCTTGCTGCGAACAATGTCACTCTCCAAGAAGCGAACCACCTCGATGCCACCGATGCCCTCTAGACGGTTGACAGCATCCATCAGGCCACTGTCTGGAATGTCACTCTGATCATCGTCGCCTGAGATAATCATTTTCGTGTTGCGGCCAATACGGCTCAACAACATCTTTAATTCCATTTTGGTGGCGTTCTGTGCTTCGTCTACCAATACAATAGCATTATCAAAAGTCGCACCCCTCATAAATCCTAGTGGACGAGGTTCGATGGCCTTTGACTTAAGTGCATACTCGTAAAAGCCTTTGCCTAGTGACCGAGAGAATACTTGATCAAAAGGATCCAGATATGGTTCGTATTTTTCTTCCAAGGTGCCAGGCAGAAAGCCCAATCCACGGCCGGTTTCTACATTTGGTCGGGTTAAAATGATTTTTTCCACTCGTCTGTGGAACAATTCACTTGCAGCATAACTTGCAGCCACATAGGTTTTGCCTGTGCCTGCACTACCAATACCAAAGACAATCTCATTGGTTTTTATAGCATTAAGATACGTTTCTTGTATATAATTTAGTGGTTTTACTTCCCTGAACTCTGTTTTAGTTAAAAAACTGTTATCAGGACTCTGACTTGCTGCTCTGCGAGCTTTCTTGCCACTGTTATTTGCCATAGATTTTGAAGGTTAGTTGATAAATACTTAGAGAAGAAATCTGCCTTCTGCTAAGCGGCGTCGTGTTAATCCTGCTAACACAATACCTTGCGCTTTATTCCATTTTTGTATTTCTTCGTACGCACCCTGCCAGTCGGCTTGGTTGACCCTTTTGCGTAGAGTACTAATCCTGTAGTTGCCTAAACCACAGTTATAACAAAAACTAATGATTGCCGCCAACCTTCTGGGCGGTTCATTTATTAAATCTGGACTGAGGCTAAGAGCTCCTGCAACAAACTTGCTGAGCAGACTCTCAAAGCGTTCGTCTGCCTGCTGGCGCGTCCACACTAAACCAGGCACAATATCTGGTCCTGTAGTGCCCCAGCCAATAGTCCAAGGGTGACCTGCTTTTAATAGTTGTTCTGGTGTCATGGCCGCTGCTTGAGCTTTTGACACCAGACCCCGACCTAATGGGCTAGCTGGGTCTGGATAGCTTTCACAGTCACCGTTTGACATCTTTTTGTGGTAGCCCTCAAACGGGTGCAGGAGGGCATCTGTACAGAGTTTGACGGCTTCCTTGATCATGACCCATTACGCTTTTCAATTGAACGACCTAGAAACCAGAATGTTAAAATCATGTTTAACATTGCAAAGTCGTCTGGTGTCCAGTGGTTGCGTGCTATGTCGATCCAGTTTGCACCACTGTTTACAGCATGTACAATGATGGTAATCTTGAATGCCACATACATACCAAATAGTATGTATGTTACCATTGGGCGCACTAGGGCGCTCAATGCAGCTACCCAACGATAACTTGCAGCAGCTTCTTTTGCTTGACCCTCAAATGCAGTTTGTATTGCTTGTGTCTGTGCAATGCTGTAGTCTACGTACTTTTCCTCTATCCTGACTTGACCCTTGGTCTTCTCCAAGTCGATCTGTAGACCATACATTGCCAGTTCGTGTTTGCGATCATCCTTTCGATCCCAAAACTTCAACACCTCTGGTGCTAATCTGAACAATCCACCAAAGATTGAGCCTAAAATACCACTTGCTGCAAATTCTAGCATAGTTATATTCCTATCATAGTTCAGTAATTACTACTTGTTTTACTCCAACATCGGTTACATTTTGGACTGCGTTATCTGTGCTGACAAATATGTCATCGACAGTTTGAGTAATAATAAACTCGCTGGCTACTCCGTGGTAGACTATACTATCTTTAGATATAACAGTTATAAATAAGGGCTCAGGTATGGAAGCACTAATAACTATGCCATCTTCTACTTGTCTTATGTAGGTTTCTGATAACCTTGAGCTTATAGCTATTCTTACAGCTGTGCTAGATCCGTTAAGTGGTATTACTACATTACTTAGTACAGCTATTTTGGTTTGACCAATAGAAGTATATGCTATATCTATTGATTTAACAGAAGACGCTTTTAGTAAAAGTTTAGCACTAAATTGAGCAAAATCACTACCAAACTCTGTAGTAGAAGAGTAGCCAGAAATAACTGATTTAGCAAGACCCTGAAGACTATCTGTTTCTGTTTCAGTTGCACTAAAGTTACCACGAATCAGTAACTTAGCTATTAAATTGGACTGATCTGGATTTTCAAGTGCTGAAGCAAGTCCTGTTATGGCTACTCTGCCAGTACTGCTTGCCTGATCTATAGAATCTGTTGAGGTCCAGTAACCTGTAACAATAGACCTGGCCAGTGCTTGGGCAATGTCAACAGTTGGCTCTATACCAGCCAGCTGGCCCTTAAATATAGCTTTGGCTACTATCTGAGCTTGGTCTGTTTGGGCCTCTGATACGCCCACCGTACCTGTAACTATAGATTTAGCCAGTATGGAGGCCTGATCTGTAGTTAGCTCTGTTGGGGCAAGTGTTCCATTGACTAATAATTTTGCTATTACTGAGCCATAGTCTGCCGATTCTAGAGCATTAACGGTACCATAAGCAATTTTTGCTACGCCGCCACTAGAGAATACGTCTTGGCCACCAAACTCTGTGGCACTCAAAGTACCGTTAACAAGTACCTTGGCTACACTAAGAGCTACATCGTTGCCAGTCTCTGAGGCAACCAGAGCACCTCTTACTAATAATTTAGCTATTGCTTGAGCACTATCTAAACTTAATTCGCTAGTTGTTATGTTGCCACGAATTAAAATCTTGGCAATAGCTTGAACTGTGTCGGTCAGTTCTGTGGCTGCTAGAGTACCATTAACAGATAACTTGCCCAATAGCTGTGCGATATCAGACAGTTCAGTAGGTAAAAGTGTACCACTTACTAGTAGTTTTGCTGCTAAATCTGCTGTATCTTGACCTACTTCTTGGCTGGTAAGGATGCCAAGGGTAATAGATCCACTAATTATTAAAGCAGTATCTTGACCTAATTCTTGACCTGTTACCGTGCCAGATATTATAGATCTTGCTAGTCCTTGGAAACTGTCAGTGCCAGTCTCAATACCACTTAAGTACCCATTAACAGCACCGCTAATATTGGTAGCATTAAATTGGTCTAGACCGGCCTC